GGAATAGGAGATAGTACTACTATATATAGATCTACCCCGGTTCAAATAGGTTATGATTCTTGGACTGCTATAGCTGCTGGAAATGCTTATTCTATGGCAGTTAGATTAGGAGGAACATTATTTACTTGGGGTTATAACAACCAATATCAATTAGGTAATGGTACTACAATCCAAAAATCATCACCTGTTCAAATAGGATCTTCTTCCTGGTCTGTAGTTTCATGTGGAGAATCGCACTCAGCAGCTATAAGTACATCTGGCACTATGTACATTTGGGGAAATCAAAGCTATGGAGAAGGTGGTACTAATCCACCTTCTATGTTAAGACCTGTAAAATTTTTAGATTCAACAGGTCTTGATTATGATAAAAGAAGTTGGACAGCGATGTCTTCTGGTGCAGAAATGTGTGCAGCGATTGATTCTTTAGGAAGATTATTTACATGGGGTTATAATAGTGATGGACAGTTAGGATTTAATGATACGATTAATAGAAGTTCCCCAACTCAGCTAGGTTCTTCTTCTTGGACAGCAGTTTCTGTAGGAGCTCATTATACTTTAGCAATAAGAAGTGATGGAAGCCTTTTTGCTTGGGGTAGAAATAATATAGGTCAATTAGGTGACGGAACTAATATAAACAGATCTTCTCCGGTTCAAATTGGAGGTTCTTTATGGACTGCAGTTCAAAATGTATCAATTGATAATTATGATCAACCAAGAAATTATGCTATAAGAAGTGGGGGAACGCTTTTTGGATGGGGTTATAACAATGGTCACTACTTGCTAGGAGATGGTACTACTATTACTAGATCATCTCCAGTTCAAATTGGAAGTTCGTCGAGATCTTGGAAGACGATTGCTGGAGGAAGTGATTTTTGTTTAGGTATTTCTAACAGTAAATTATATGGTTGGTCCCATACTGAAAGCGAAGGCTCTAGAAATTATGCAGGAGATGGTTTTAATAATTTTAATCCAATTTCAATAGAAGACGCTGCCAATTCTCAATATTTAGAGAAAAGTTGGACTGCAATTTCCTTTTGGAAAACCATAATCTCTGCAGGAATGGATGGAACAAATATTAGTCAAAGACGAGGTTATGCTATTGATAGCACCGGCAAGTTATGGGCATGGGGACAAAATAATTATGGATTTCTCGGTGATGGAACTACTATAGATAGATCATCTCCTGTCCAGATCGGAGCTCAAAATTGGAACTCAGTTTCTGCTGGAGGATTACACACACTAGCTATTAGAAGTGATGGATATTTGTTTGCATGGGGTTCTAATGGACATGGACAATTAGGAGATGGGACTACTATTGATAAATCTTCACCTGTTCAAATAGGTAGTTCTTTATGGACAAGTATTGATGCTAGCATTCGTCGCTCATTTGCAATTAGGTCTGGAGGATCTTTGTTTGCATGGGGACAAAATCGTTATACTGCATGGCAATACATAGATTATCCTGGTATTTTAGGAGATGGGGATACTATTGATAGATCTTCACCTGTTCAAATAGGTAGTTCTAGTTGGACTGCTGTTAAATCTGGTGATCAATTTACAGTAGCAATAAGAGCAGGAGGAACTTTATTTGCATGGGGTCATAATTCATCTGGACAATTAGGAGATGGGACTACTATTGATAAGTCTTCTCCTGTTCAAATAGGATCTTCTTCTTGGACGGCTATTTCTGCTGGTAGTCATCACACTATGGCTATAAGATCAGGAGGAACTTTATTTACATGGGGTCATAATGGACATGGACAATTAGGAGATGAGACTACTATTGATAAGTCTTCTCCTGTTCAAATAGGCTATGATTCTTGGACTGTTATAGCTGCTGGACCAGCCACAAGTTATGGAAATAAAATAATATCAGCTGGTCAGACTAGAATTTATGCATGGGGATATGGTGATTATCCAGTGTTAGGTTTATCATCGGGGTGGTCTGCTCCTGGTTCTATTAGTAGTTCACCAAGAGAAGTTATATCTTCGTGGATCAAGGGTTTAAATATGTCTGGTACTACAGTCATGGCTGCAGGACCAAACGTATTTGGATTAATTTACAATGGCAATGTGGGGGATACAGGACAGCTACTTACTATAGGTCATGAACCATATGGATATGTTACTGGAAGAGGTTTATGGGAAAGATTCCCCAAAAGAATATCTGCATTTAATGATGTAAATATTATTACTGCCGGATTACATAATGCAAACATGATTAGATCTAACGGCGTAATGTATTCTTGGGGTTATAATAGACATGGTCAAGCAGGTGTAAATCGTCCTCCTCAAGATTACCAGGAATGGTCTCCTGTTGCTCAAACTGGTTCATGGGCAGCGGTTTCATCCGCTAGACATACCACATATGCACTAGATACAAGCGGTGAGTTGTGGGTTTGGGGTCGAAATAGCATGTCTTGCTACTGGGGTTGTCAATGGGCAGGTGGTTTAAGTTTAGGCTCAGATAGTCTTAGTTATTATGGTGAAGATGTTTCTTCTCCAACTCCTATTAATAATTCTGTTTACCAAAAGGCTTACGGAACAACCTACTATTCAAAGCTTTCAAATTCTGAACCAAATTCAGGCCAACTCAGAATGGCTATTAATAACCAAGGTGAGTTATTAACTGTTACAGGCACAGAATATTATGGAGAACTTGGAAGAATATCAAATCCAGTAATAGCACCTATGAAAATGGGAAATGCTTCTTGGACGGCTGTTGCTGCTGGTAAACACCATACTGTAGGAGTGTCAAATAATAAGCTGTTTGCATGGGGTTATAATGCCTATGGACAAATTGGGGAAGGCTCAACTTATCATCGATCATATCCAAATCAACTTGGAAATTCATCTTGGACAGCTGTTGGTGCCGGGGGTCATCATTCGCACGCAATAAGATCAGATGGTAAATTGTTTGGATGGGGTCGTAATGATTATTCTCAAGTAGGGGATTACACTACCATAAACAAATCTTCTCCTGTAATGATAGCAGGATCCTCATGGACAGTAGTATCAGGGGGAAGTTATAATACTGTAGGAATATATGCTCAAAAAGCAGTCAATTGGGGTTATAACTCAAATGGTGAATTAGGTAAAGTAACTAACAGATCAAGTCCTATTCAAATAGGAAATAAATCATGGGTAGCAGTTCAGGCTAGAAAAAATAGATCTGCCGGTATATCCATAGAAAATAGGTTGTACACATGGGGTGAAAATACTTGGGGTAACAATGGGTATGGATCTAAGGATAATTTAGATTCCCCTGTAGCAGTTGGAGGGAGGGATTTCTTATGGAAAGATAAACTAGGAAGCTTAGGTGGTTCTCATACAGCAGCATGCTCTAAAACTGGTACATTGTATGTATGGGGTAGCGGAGGAACTCATTCTGGTCTAGGCTTTCCTGCCTGGGGTGCTTGGACTCCTGCGCAAATTGGATCGGAATCTTGGATTGCAGTTTCAGCTGGATGGACCCATGCAGTAGCAATCAGAGCTGACGGTAAATTATTTGCCTGGGGAAGACAGGATGATGGTTACCCTAGGATAGGAGATGGAACAACACTTAATAAATCTTCACCGGTTCAAATAGGAGAAGATTCTTGGTCCAAAATCTCTGCTAATGCAAACAGAACTAATGCTATCAGATCTGATGGTATGCTATTTGGTTGGGGATACAATGGTCATGGAGAATTAGGAGATAATACAACTATCAATAGATCTTCACCTGTTCAAGTAGGCTCTTCTTCTTGGAATGCTGTATCGGCAGGAGTTCATCATACGTTACTACTTGCAAGATATAACGCATCTCAATCAACTCTCTATGCAATGGGAAATAATGGTTATGGACAGTTAGGAGATGGTACTACAATCCATAAATCATCTCCTGTCCTAGTAGATAGTACAGGTTTTTGGAAATCTGTTAGTGGTGGATATCACCATACAATAGGTTTAAAAGAGAATAATACCCTTTATGGTTGGGGTTTGTCTACTAGTGGTGAAATAGGAGATGGAACAACTATCAATAAGTCTTCTCCAGTTCAGATAGGTTCTTCTTCTTATAATATGATTTCTGCTGGTCATCATTCAAATTATGCTAGAGATAGTTCGATAGCGTTCGATAAAGGAATACTTTGGGCTTGGGGTCATAATCCATATTCTATTCAAGGAGATGGTGGTTATTCAAATATCTCTTCTCCTGTAATTTTAGGACAAGGAGGAGCAAAGACTAGTACTCAAGCTATTCCTTCAATAGTAGGTAAAGTCAATGAACCAGGTAATAAGGTAAAGTATTGGAAACAAATTTCTTCGGGTCAAGATCATACATTAGCTATAAGATCAGACAATCTACTTTTTGCTTTCGGAAGAAATAGTCTCCACTTATTGGGGGATGGAACTACAGTAGATAGGCAATCTCCTGTACAAATAGGATCTTCTTCTTGGATTGCTGTAGCAGCTGGACAGTATCACTCTGTAGCAATACGATCTGATGGAATGCTTTTTGCATGGGGTGAAGGAAAACAAAGGAATAATTATCAGGGTGCAACAGGAGAAGGTGAAAACAACAAAGAACCTTGGACAATAAAAGGAAGTTTTCCTTTTGAAACAAGTTGGAGATCTATATCTGTAGGTCAAAATTTTATGTTGGGTATTAGATCAGATGGTATCTTATACTCATGGGGTCACAATGGTCAAGGTCAACTTGGTAATGGAACAACAATAGATTCATCATCTCCTGTTCAAATTGGATCTTCTTCTTGGATTGTTGCTGAAGCTGGTGATAATTTTTCTTTAGGAATAAGATCAGGAGGAACTTTATTTGCATGGGGTCACAACAATCATGGACAGTTAGGAGATAGTACTACTATAGCAAAATCATCTCCTGTTCAAATTGGATCTTCTTCTTGGGTAGCTGTAAAGGGTAGTGCCAACTTCTCTATTGGAATAAGAGCTGGAGGAACTTTATTTACGTGGGGCTATAATGGACATGGACAATTAGGAGATAATACTACTATTAATAAATCATCTCCAGTTCAAATTGGATCTTCTTCTTGGACAGCAGTAGACGCAGCAATAGCAGGAAACTTCAGCTTAGCACTAAGATCCGGAGGAACTTTGTTTGCATGGGGTCACAATTCTTCTGGTCAGTTGGGTGATTCAACTACTATTGATAAGTCTTCACCAGTTCAAATTGGATCGGAATCTTGGATAATAATTTCTGCAGGTCATGCTGGTACAGCTGCTATAAGAAATGATTATAAATTATTTACTTGGGGGACTAATAGTCATGGACAGTTAGGAGATAGTACTACTATAGCAAAATCATCTCCTGTTCAAATAGGAAATTCTTCTTGGATATCAGTAGGAGCTGGACATCATCATACTTTAGGTGTAACTAGTGGAGGATCGCTTTTTTCTTGGGGATATAATGCAGATTCCCGATTAGGAGACAATACTACTATCAGTAGATCTTCGCCAGTTCAAGTTGGATCTTTTTCTTGGATTTCAGTAAATGCTGGAGGTGATGCTAGTGCAGGAATAACTTCCGATAACAAAATTAATACTTGGGGAAATACTGGTCACGGTAAGTTAGGAAGAATGCCAGGTAATAGTGTTCCTACTCAGATAAGTTACAGAAGTTTTGCATCTATTGCAGCTGGAAGGCACCATAACTTAGCAATTGACACACAGGGTAAATTGTGGGCTTGGGGTTACGGAGGATCTGGTAATATAGGGGATGGTGAATATAGTAACAGATCATCTTTAGTACAAATAGGATCCTCTTCGTGGACAATATTATTTAAAGGAGGATCAACCTCTTACGCTTCGTTTGCTATAAGAAGTGGCGGAACCCTTTTTGCATGGGGAGATAATGGATCCTATACTTTGGGTGATAATACCACTATAGCCAAGCCTTCACCAGTTCAAATGGGAACATCTTCTTGGATAGCAGTAGGTTCAGGAGTATCCAATGTTATGGCAATAACTTCTGCAGGAAAACTTTATTCTTGGGGATATTCCTCTTCTTCGCATGGTCAATATGGTGAAGATTTTAGACATTTGCTTCCTGTTAAAACTTTAACAGCTTCTCCTGGAGTATTTGGAGCAACAGTTATACATCATAAATTCGTTAGTTTGGCTCAAGGTGATTATGTAAATGCAGGAATTACTGAAGAAGGTAGATTATTTACATGGGGTCATCAAGCTTATGGTGCTTTAGGTCTCGGCGATGCCGAAGATAGGTCTAGCCCTGTTCAAGTAGGTAGTTCTTCTTGGACGGCTGTTGCTACTGGAAGACATCATGGTGCTGCAATAAGATCTGATGGTAAGTTGTTTACATGGGGATACAATGGTCATGGAGAATTAGGAGATACTACAACCATAGAAAAAAATTCACCAGTTCAAATAGGAAATTCTTCTTGGATTGCAGTTCATGCTTCCAGACATTCAACATCCGCTATCAGAGTAGATGGTGCGTTGTTTACATGGGGACAAAATAGTCATGGTATTTTAGGTGATAATACTACTATCAGTAAATCTTCACCTGTTCAAATAGGTGGCTCTTCATGGACTTCTGTTAGTATGGGAGCTCACCATATGTTGGGTTTGATAACTTCGGTTGTTTCAAATTCTCTTTATGCATGGGGTCATAATTCTAATGGTAGTATTGGAGATGCTAGTACTACTGATAGATCTTCCCCAGTTTTGGTATCTACTAGACCAGGTATTTCATGGAGCTTAATTTCAGCAGGTTCTAATTATTCACTTGCAACAGATCAAAATGGGCGGTTGTGGGGATGGGGACATTCTGGTCATGGGTGTTTGGGTCCAACAGTTACTCCTGGAAATAATAGAAGAACCCCGGAGAGATTATTTGTTTCAGGAACTTCTTTATATGATACTTCTTGGATTTCAATAGGCGCCGGATTACACACTCCTTATGTTATAAGAAGTGGGGATAGAGCCTTGTTTACATGGGGATACAATAATTATGGTACAATGGGAGATGGTTCAACATTATCCAAGTCAATTCCTGTTCAAATAGGGACATCTGCATGGAAAGCTGTAGGTAAAGGTGTTGGTCATTATTCTCTTGGCGCAATTAAGTATGGTGTAGATCAATTCGCAGGAGGACAGTTATGTATGGCAGGACAAATAAATACTTCATATATAGGAAGACCTCCAGGCAATATGGTTCCAACAGAACAATGGACCATGAATGAAATGCATTCAAATTGGGCAGCAGTAGGATTCGGTCTACACCATGCAGCTGCTTTAACAGCAGACAATAGGCTTTATGTATGGGGTCACAACAATCATGGACAAATAGGAGATGGTACTAATAGTTCCGGCTACGAGCAAAGTAATCCAAACTTTGCTTATTCATATGTTAGAGGTACGATGACTGGAGGTCAAGATTATCTTCCCCAATATGTACCTAATTTTTGGCCTGGATCTCTTCCAGGTATCCCAGGTAGGTGGTCGGATTTTTCGTTAGGGTATAGACATACATTGGCATTGACTGTGGATATATAGTATAGTATAATTATAATTATAATATTTTTTGAGGATTTCGGTTTTATGCATAAAATTGATCAACAGCTTAATTTAATGATTCGTGGAAAATTTGAAGATGGTTGGAAGCTAAGCCAGATAATGCATGAGGAGCATCCAGATGATCTAAGACATCTGTTCAATAGAGGTTGGTTTTTAATAAATCAAGGAGATCTTCAGGGTGGTTTCCAATCTCTTGAATCGGGGAGATTGTTGGGAGTTTACGGTAGCGGTAGATTAAGGACTAATAAACCAATTTGGAATCCTGAAGTCCATCCTATTGAGGGTAAAACTATTATATTAAATATGGAGTGTGGATTTGGTGACCAAATCATTTATGCTAGATTTGGATCTGAGATAGCTCAGAGAGGTGGTAAATGTATTATGTCCGCTGATGTAAGACTCCATTCATTATTTTCAAGGATTCCTGGTGTTGATAAATGTATAGTTCAAAAAGACATTCCCAATATAATTCATGATTATTGGATACCGTCTTTCAGTAGTTCATGGCTATTTGGGCACACGTTTGACACTATACCTAATAAACCCTACATTTTTTCAAATCCTGCAAGTGTAGAAGTTTGGAAAGGTTTAATTAACTCTGAAAAATTTAAAGTAGGTATAAGATGGTCAGGTAGTCCTCTTTTTGAACACCAACAGTTCAGAATATTTCCTCCTGAGCCCTTAATTGATTTGTGCAAATACAAAGATATTCAATTTTACAGTCTTCAAAGAGACACTGACACCAGAGAACTACCACCTGATATTATTGATTTACAGCATCTAATTATTTCTTGGGAGGATACAGCCGCCGCCATAGAAAATTTAGATTTAGTAATAACTTCTTGCACAAGCGTTGCTCATTTATCCGCTGCTATGGGAAAGCCGACTTGGGTGATTGTACCTTTACTCCCATACCATATATGGGCATTTGGTAAAGGTGAGGATATGGAGAATTCTCCATGGTATCCAGAAACTACCAGGGTGTTTAGACAAAAAGTTTTTGGTAATTGGGATTGCACGTTCGAAAAATTAGAAAAAGAATTAGTTAAACGATTTAATTTAAAAAAGGAATAAAATGAAAACAGTTCATTATGTAGCAGGTCTTCCAAGATCTGGAGCAACATTGATTCTTAACATTCTTAAACAAAACCCGCTCATTCATGGAGAATCAGTTAGTGGGTTATGTTCTGTCCTCTCAGGAGTTCATTTTAATTGGGATAAAATAGAACAAAATAAAGAGTACTTAAATCTTGAATCAAAAACTAATGTGCTTAAAGCTATTATAGAAAATTATCACAATCAACATCAGAAAGATATAATTTTTGATAAAGATAGGTTATGGGTTCAGCACATCAGTTTGTTGGAATATCTGTTCCAAAAACCAGTTAAGATGTTAGTTACAGTTAGGAATCCAGCAGAGGTACTAGCTTCTTTTGAGAAGATTAGAAAACACAACCCTCTTCATATTACTTTATCTGATGATGAGCTTAAAGAAAATACCTCTGTAGCAGCAAGGGCTTATTTTTTTGCTCAACCTACAGGTAATATGGGAGCTGCTTATCAAGCTCTTAAAGATTCAATCACAATGGGTTATTTGGATAGACTACTGTTTGTAGATTATAATAGATTTTGTAATAGTCCAAAAAGTCAACTTAAAAGAATATATGATTTTTTTGAGTTACCTTCTTTTGAACATGATTTAGACAATATTAGTCAAGTGGAAACCTATAACGATCAAGCAACTTTACTTCCTAATCTTCATAAGATTAAACCAAGTCTTCAAAAAACTACAGTTAATGTTGTTGAATATTTAGGTTTAGATTTATATCAACAATATAATAGAGAAATTTTCTGGGATGCTTGGATTTAATTAATAATGAATATCTTTAATATGTGTTCTATTCCTGTTTTTTCTATAGAATTATCAGGACATGAGAAAATAACTAAAAAAGAATATGATGTTTTAACTCAATTTAAAATGGAAAAAAGAGATAGTGAATTAAAACAAAGTACTATGCTTTCTGAATCCTCTTGTATTCTAGAAAACGAAAATTTAAAAAATATTAAATTTACAAAGCAGAAATACATAGATTATTATCTCAAAAACATTCTTAAAATAAAGAACAATTTTTCTATGACTAGTTCATGGTTAACTATGAATTATAATGGTTCTTCCCATGAACGTCATTCTCATGGAAATGTTATTTTAAGCAGTGTATTATATTTTTGTGAAGATCTAAAAGAAGACGTAATGTCTAATTTTTATATTAGTCAGAACGCTTTGAAAGATGTATTTAAAACTTTCCAATTCACATACGATTTATCAGATTATAATGAGTATAATTCTCCTTCTCTTACGTTAGCTACTAAAACAAATTTTTTAGTAATATTTCCAGCTTGGATGCTTCATGGGTCTGAGCCAGCAGAAGGACCTTTCAAAAGATATTGTATAGGTTCTAATTATTTTTTAAATGATCATGTTGGTTCGGGCTATCACTCACTTCAAATTAATTCAAAACTAAAAGACACTTCTTTACAAATGGGGTAAATTATGGATGAAATCATTGTTCCGGAACATAAAAAAATAAATTTAGGTTGCGGATTTAAAAAAATGTTAGATTATTGGAATGTAGATATTGAAAAGAAATGCAATCCTGATCAACAATTAGACTTAGAAACTTTTCCATGGCCTTACACTGACAGTTATTTTACAAATATTTGTGCTGATAATATTCTAGAACATTTGGGTCAAGATCCTAAAGTATTTGCTAAGGTAATTCAAGAAATGTATAGGATAAGTGAGGATCAATGTGAATGGGATATTATATATCCTCACCATCGAAGTGATCTATTTTACGATGATTTCACTCATGTAAGACCTCTCACTGCCAAAACATTTTTGATGTTTGATCAGAAAAGTAATTTTGAATCTGTAGCTAAGAAGGTAAGTGATAGTACATTTGGTTTTTACTATGGCGTTGATATTGAAATAGTTGAAGTAAAATATAATTTAACTGGTCTTTTTCAAGAACAAGTAAACAATGGTATGATAGGAAGTAGGCAACTTGATTATAATTTAAATACTGTTAACAACGTTTGTGAGACTGTAATTTTAAAAGCCAAAGTTCACAAACCAGGAAGGTATATTAATTGGTTCAATAGCGTCAATAAATGAGTGATATAATTTTTACTTCTGATGTTTTTTACATAGAAGATAAGCCAAGAAAGAATGTTCTTGTAGAAACTGATCAGGGTATGATGATTGTGAATAGATTTGATTCAAATCATCATCAAGTCGGCCATAGTATATGGCTACTCGATCATGGAAATTGCAATACAGTAGAAGTAAATGATTGTTATCAAGTAATTAAACATATTGAAAATCCTATAATTTTTGATGTTGGAGCTAATATAGGCACTATTTCTATTTGGCTTTCTAAAATGTTTAAAACTGGTCATGTTTATAGTTTTGAGGCTCAGAGACAGATATTTTATCAGTTAGCAGGTAATATTTCCATTAATAACTTGTATAATATCGATGTTTTCAATTTAGCTGTGGGATCTGAAAACGGTTATATTAATGTCAAAGAACCTAATTATTTCATTAATAATGATTTTGGTATTTTTAGTTTAATTGAGGAAAAGTTACCTACCACTAATAAAAATTTAGTAGTTCCATTAATTACTCTTGACACATTTGTTAAAGAGTATGAAATACCTAAAGTTGATTTGTTGAAGATTGATGTAGAAGGGATGGATATTAATGTGTTAAAAGGTTCTATAAATATTTTAGAAAAATATCAACCTATAATTTATGTTGAGCATTTTGATAACATTACTTCAAACTTAACTAATCTTAAAAACTTTTTATCTAATTTTAACTACAATTTTGAAACAAGAAAGAACAACTTATTATGTCTGAAATAAACTTTCATTACGCATATCAACTTTGTGATGTTGCTAGCAGAGAAAACAAACCAAGAATTTGTGGAGACGATAGAACACTACTTTCTAAAAAAAGTGTTCAATCTTTTTTTGAAAGTCTCAAACAGTTTAAAGAAAATTATCCTGAAACTAAACATCATATATGTTTTTTTAACGATAGATCAACAAACGAATTAGTTGAATTCGTTGAGACGATTATAAAAAAATATCAAAATGATCAAATTATAATTAAGTTTCAAGATAACAATGAACCTGGTATTCTCAGTGGTATTAAGCAATGTTATATGTGGCTTCAACTACATGGTAAAGATTTAGTTTATCAAGTTCAGGATGATTATTTATTTTACCCATCAGCGTTGACTGAAATGTATGAAGTTTTTCATCAAATGCAAAAAGAAATTAAATACGATGTAATAGTTAGTCCATTCAACGATTTTTGGTTGTGGTTAGCTATTTACAGGAATTCATGTACTCCCAGAACAGTGATAGTAGGTAAAAAAAGGTATTGGATTCAATACTATGATATGAGTTGTTCTTTTATGACGTCTCATGATCAGTTTTCCAAGCACTGGGATTTATATCACAGATTTTTTGAGTTACTTGAAAACAATGATCCTGATTTAGAGAGGAGTTCATTAAACTTTATGTTGACACAAAGAGGTGTTTTAGGATTGATACCTGTAAATAATCTTGCATATCACATGCAAACTGAACTGGAAGAAGATCCTCACATTGATTGGCGTCCGTTATGGGAGAGTATAGATGTCTCGCTCACAACAAATTAAATTTATACAAAACGTCAAAGATTCTTTTCCTGATTTTTTCACTAACAAAACAATACTAGAATTTGGTAGTCATGATTTCTTTGAAGTAGCTCCTACTAGAAGTTTTTTTCATCAATGTGCTTATATTGGAGTTGATGTAGGTCCAGGAGAAGGGGTAGATATTCAGTGCATTGCTCATGAATATAACATGCCCGATGGGACATTCGATACAGTAATCAGCAGAGAAATGTTTGAGCATGATCCTCATTGGGATAAATCATTTTTAAATATGGTCAGACTATGTAAACCAAAAGGATTAATATTTTTTACTTGTGCTACAACTGGAAGAGTAAAACATGGTACTCTCTACAGTGATCCTCATGGAAGTACAAATACAGTAGATTTAGGATGGGAACATTATAAAAATCTGACGGAAAAAGATTTTAGAAGTATATTAGAATTTGATCAGGTTTTCGATTCTCATCAATTTTTAACAGACAGATTTTCATATGAGTTGTTTTTTTGGGGAATAAAAAAATAATGGAAAAGATCTTGATTATGGGTCTTCCTGGAGCAGGTAAGACATATTTTGCTGAGAGACTAAAGAAATACTTAGAAAATAATTCTAAACCTGATTTATCTAAAATTCATTCTGACTCACCTTTTCCTAATTTGCAGGCCAGAGTGGATTGGTTTAATGCTGATGATGTTAGGAGAAAGTTCAATGATTGGGACTTTTCTAAAGAAGGTAGAATCAGACAGAGTATAAGAATGTTTGATTTTGCTATGTCTTGCAAAGGTGATTATGTTATCTGTGATTTTGTAGCTCCTTTACCTGAAATGAGAAATAATTTTAAAGCAGATTGGACGATTTGGATTGATAGTATTGATCAAGGTAGATATGAGGATACAAACAAAATATTTGTTCCCCCTGAAATTTATGATTTTAGGGTTACAGAACAAAATGCAGAATATTGGGTACCTGTTGTTGGATCCAGGATTTTATATAAACAAAGACGTCCAGTATTTAATTGGAAAAAAGAAACAGTTCAAATGCTTGGTAGGTGGCAACCATGGCATGCTGGTCACAGAGCTTTATTTGAAAGAGCTATTGAAAAGACCGGACAAGTTTGCATTATGATAAGAGATTGCCAAGGTTGGAATGGATCTAATCCTTTTGAAATAGATAAAGTAAAATATTTTATTAGTAGAGATTTAGATCCTTTATTTCAAGGTCAATATATAATTCAAGTGGTACCTAATATTGTAAATGTTACTTACGGTAGAGATGTCGGATATAAAATAGAGCAAGAAGTTTTTGATGGTGAAATTCATTCCATATCTGCAACCAAGATAAGGAAACAAATGGGGCTAGAATAAATTGAAACCTTTTGATTACTGGGTGTTTGATGATTTTTTAGATATTGATTTGGCTAAAAAACTTTCTAGTGATTTTATCGATTATAATGATCCTAATTGGTTTTGCTACAATAATCCACTAGAGAATAAAAAAACTTTGAATAACTGGTATTTTTTTCCTCCATCTACTTACCAGTTTATGTCTTATTTAAATAGTCAACCATTTATAAGTTTTATATCTGAGGTAACCGGTACTGGGCAACTATACCCTGATATTGGATTACATGGTGCTGGATGGCATATTCATGGGAGAGGTGGAAAATTAAATGTTCATTTTGATTATTCCATACACCCAAAATTACATCTTCAAAGAAAACTAAACATTATAATTTACTTGACAGAAGATTGGAATCCAGAATGGGGTGGTAATTTGGAATTCTGGTCACATGATCCAATAACTAAAAGACCTAAAGATAAAGCGGAAGTCATAGATAATATTTTTAATCGTGCTGTGATATTTGACACCACTCAAAATTCGTGGCATGGTTTCCCTGATTCTTTAACGTGCCCGGATGGAATTTACAGAAAAAGTATCGCAATGTATTATTTGACAAAACCTCCTGAAAACGTCGACAAAAGAAAAAGAGCTCTGTATTCTCCATCTAAACAACAATTGAACGACCCTAAAATAGAAGAATTAATTATTCAGAGAGCAACATGAGTCAAATATTAAATATTTTGGATAAGTTTGACATTAATGGTCACAATAAACCTGGTGGTACGGATAAAAACACCAACCATTCTTATGTTGAGGTATATGAAGAAGCGCTTGGTAGATTTATAGGAAAGCAAGGGTCTTTATTGGAGATCGGAATTCAATATGGTGGATCTACACTTCTGTGGCAGGAACTACTGAAGGACTTTAAGATCTGTGCTGTTGATACCATAAATCAAGTTCATGATAAAATTCTTTCGTTGATTGATCAACAAAGAGTTAGAATTAAATTTACTGATGCTTATCTTGAAGAAACATTTGAAAATATAAAAGTTTTATATCCTAATGGTTTTGATGTTATTATAGATGATGGACCTCATAAGATAAAGTCTCAAATAAAATGTGTTGAGATGTACTCAGAATTATTAAAAGTTAACGGAGTTTTAATTATTGAAGATATTCAAAACTTTGATGACATAGATCTCATTATACAAAGTATTCCTAAGTCTGATTTGTATGAATATGATGTTAAAGTTTATGATTTAAGATCTAAAAAAGAAAGATATGATGATGTTATTTTAATAATTACAAAAAAAGATAAAATTCCTGGAAATAATATTGCAGTGTTTTATCACCTTGGTCAATTTGGTCAATGGCAAAGATTATTTCAAGAGCAAATGAATTCTTTGGTTATTAGTGGATTGTATAGCGCTGCAGATTTTATCTATATTGGGGTTAATGGAGAAGATCCTCTTCCTTTTAATTTGCCTAAATTTAAAGTCAAATATAATAACAATAAAATATTAGAAGCAGACACTATCAAAGCTCTTTATGATTTTTGTAATGAAAATAAAGTTCACAGAGTGTTTTATTTTCACTCAAAAGGATCTACACAAGAAGATAAATCATTTAGGTTAAATGTAGAAGGATGGAGATTATACTTAGAGTATTTTAATATTCATCAATGGAGAGATTGTGTAGATCTTCTACAAGGCTACGATACGGTAGGAACAGAGTATAGTTTCGAAACCGGATTAGTAAATCAAGAAACAGGTAGCACTGATTGGGAAACCAATCCTCATTATGCTGGTAATTATTGGTGGGCCAACTCTAGTTACATAAACAAACTAGATCCTAACTATCTTTACAGAACAGATAAAGGATGGGATAGGTATAGAAGTGAATTTTGGATAGGTACTGGAGATCCAAAATATTATAACTTTTATCACACATCTATATTCAGTAAATATAAAGAATGGGGGGTTTCTCCTTTAGATTATCTAAAAAAAAACTTGATCGATTGGAATCGGGTAACAAAATGATTAAAAATAAAAAAGCCAAATTTGTAATGATAACTATGTTTAAAAATGAGGCTACTACTATCAAAAGAATGTTAGAATCATGTTACAAATATATTGATTATTATGTAATTCAAGACAATGGTTCTACCGATGGAACTCCTGAAATAGTAGAAGATTTTTTTAAAGATAAAAATATTCCTGGATATATTTACAAGTGTGAAGAAGGTTGGGTTGGATTCGGATGGAATAGAGATCATTTACTTCAAAAATGTCAATCTACCGATCATGGGTGTGATTGGATTATAAAAATGGATTGCGATGAAACGTTGGAAATTGATAATGATTTTGATTGGGGTGTGTTTGATGATAAAAATTTACACGCTTTTCATGTCACTGCTATTCAAAGCGGAACTCTTTATCAAAGAGCATGGATATGGAATGCTAGATTAAAGTGGAAATTCAATCATGATACTGCTCACGAAACTATTGAACTTGTAACAGAAAATATTGGAGCAAATTTTAGAAGATATAATCTTCCAAGATCTTTTAGGCATATTGGACATTTTTCAGATGGTGAGAGTTGGAAAGTACCAACTAAGTATGTATCTGATGCTCTTAAACTTGAAGAAAAGTTAATTAGAGAAAATACAATGCTTTCAGATTTGTATCATTTTTGGTACATTGGTAAAAGTTATTACGACGGATTTAGAGAAAAGGCTTTACCTCTTAAAGAAAGTCATAACAAAGAAATGGCAAGAAGATGTATTTTCAATTTTACTGAATTTATTAATCATACTCATAATTTTAATCAAACCGGTAGAGCTGATAGGTTAGATGAGATGGCCTATTATGCAATGATGCTAATAGGAAATTGTTATAATTTCCTAGAAGAAAATGACCAAGCAATTTATTTTCTTGAAAAAGCTGAAGAATTTTGTCCTTTAAGAAACGAACATCTTGTAAACTTAGCAGCAATATATCAAAACATTCAGCAATACGATAAAATGCTTTCAGTTACAGAAAGATTAATAGATCAAAATAGAAAAAACCCCTTCCCTGATTTTAGTTTTATTATTGATGCTAATAGTTACTATGATACAGGTAACTATGTTTACTTACTCCACGAAGAAGCATTGAGTCATACAAGACCAACATCCATTTTTAAGGTTAATACCAACATGAAAAAAAGACTTTGGGTAGTAGATAACTTTTATCAAAATCCTGATGAAGTTAGAAAATTTGCTTTAGGTGTAGAGTATAATGAAGATATTCAATGGTATAAAGGAATGAGATCCAAAGAGCAGTACCTTTTTAATGGTTTAAAAGAAGCACTAGAAAGTGTTATGGGTATTAAGTTAAAACCTTTAGAAACACACGGTCAATGTGGAAGATTCCAAATATGTAGATCTCAAGAACAAATTGTATATCACAACGATTCCCAAAAATATGCTGCTATGGTATATCTTACACCTGATGCTCCTGTAGAATCAGGTACTATGCTGTTAAGGTCAAAAATAACTGGAGCAAGGCATATTTCTGACCCTAATTTTGACGATTCTTTCAAAGGTGGTTTTTACGACAAGACAAAATTTGAAGTTGTGGATAATGTAGGAAACATTTATAATAGGTTGGTTATTATGGATTCTCATTGTATTCACGCTGCTTCTCAATACTTCGGCCAAAGTAAAGAAGACTCTAGACTAACTCACTTATTTTTCTTTGATAATGAATAATTACAAATTTAGCATTATTACACCTACCCATAGTGTAAAGAATATACCATTTCTTTTAGAGTTATATCATAGTATTAAATCTCAAACTTACTCCAACTGGGAATGGGTATTGTATCTAAATGGAAAAATATTAACTTCTGATCTACCTAATGAAATTTCTTATGATCCTAAAGTTATTGTCTACGAATATAGAGGAGATAATACCAATGTAGGTTATATGAAGAACTTAGCTTTTAATGCTGGAGAAGGTGATATTTTAGTTGAAGCTGATCACGATGATTTGCTAACAGAAAATTGTTTAGAAAAATTAAATATTGCTTTTCAAGATCAGCAATATGGATTTGTGTATAGTGATAACGCAACTTATCACATGGAAGATAAATTTACTCCTTATGGTACTCCATGGGGATGGACTCATAGGATGTACCAACACAAAGATAAACTATTGTTTGCTATGAATAGTTTTGAGCCTTCTAGTCATTCAGTTGGTTATATTTGGTATGCTCCAGATCACGTAAGGTCTTGGAGATCATCTGTATATAAAGATATAGGAGGACATAACCCCGAACTTTCAATTTGTGATGATCACGAGTTGATGATAAGAACTTATTTAAAAACAAAATTTAAAAGAATACCTGAAGTACTTTATATTTACAGAGTTACTGGAGATAATACTTGGCTAGAAAGAAACAAAGCTATACAAACAACTACAGTAGAATTGTTTAATCAATATGCTCAACAATTAGCTGAAAAGGATGCTGATGACAATAAGTTGTTAAAGGTTGATTTGGGTGGAGGAATGAACGCTAGACAAGGTTATCTTACAATAGATCAAGCAGACGCCAACATTAACTGTGATCTTAACGAAGGTATTCCTTTGCCTGATAATAGTGTAGGTGTAATTAATGCTAGCCATGTAATTGAACATCTTCATGATAAAACTAAGACTATGAAAGAAATTCACCGTGTACTTGCACACGGTGGTTGGGCGTTTATTGAGGTACCTAGTACAGATGGTAGAGGAGCTTTTCAGGATCCCACTCATGTTAGTTACTGGAATGAAAACAGTTTCTTATATTATACTAATTCTTATCTTGCCAATTTTATTAGAAATAAAGACATTAGATTTCAAGAATTTAGAAGAGAGACTTGGTTTCCAAATGAATGGATGAAAAATATGAATGTTTGTGTGACAACTTGGTGGGGAGTTGCAAATAAACCAGAAGGAAGAAGACTACCTCACAGACTGGAAATTTAATCCATGAATCTCCTAAATAGTATAAACAGGAGATTCTATGACTATTCCAACAACAAGAGCTGAATTTAAAGAATATTGCTTACGTAAGCTAGGTAAACCTGTTATTGAAATTAACGTTGAAGATGATCAAATAGATGATAGGGTAGACGAATCTTTAAAATATTACTATGATTACCATTTCGATGGTTCAGAAAAAATATATTATAAGCATGAAATAACTGCTAATACAAAAATAGACAAATACATCACATTGCCAGAAAACATTATAGGTGCTATAAGAGTTTTTCAGATAGGTGATCCTTCTGTACGATCAAGTGATATGTTTAATATTAGATATCAAATAGCTTTAAATGATCTTTATCAAATGACTACAGTTTCTCTAGTTCCATATTATATGGCAATGCAACATTTAGGAACTATTACTGAATTATTAGTTGGACAACAACCCATAAGATACAATAGGCATACTAATAAATGCTATATTGATATGGATTGGACAAAAATTGATGTAAATGAATTTTTATTAATAGAAGCTTATCAAGTTATTGATCCTGCAACCTACACAGATGCATGGAGTGACAGGTGGCTTCAACACTACTGTACAGCCAAAATTAAATATCAATGGGGAACAAACCTTACCAAATTTACAGGAATGCAGCTTCCAGGTGGAGTTCAATTTAATGGAGAAAAAATATTAGATGATGCAAAGGCGGAAATTGATAAGTTAGAACAAGAAATGATTAGTAGTTACTCGTTACCAGTAATGGATATGATTGGATGATAAATGGGAACTAATTTCTTTTTTAATAACTTTACATCATCCGCTGAACAAAATTTAATTACAGATTTAGTTTTAGAATCCATAAAAATTTATGGTATTGATGTTTACTACATTCCTAAAAGATTAGGACTTAAAGACTCAATCTATTTGGAAGATTCTACCGTTAGCTATACAAATTTCTACATGATAGATATGTACATAAAAAATGTAGAAGGTTTTGAAGGTGAAGGAGATTTCTTATCAAAATTTAACATAGAAATAAGAGATCAGATTACATTTACAGTTTCTAAAAGAAATTTTGATTTAGAAATTGGAAGATTTGAAAGTGGTATTTTTAGACCCCAAGAAGGTGATCTTATTTTTTTTCCCCTTAATGAAAAAGTTTTTCAAATAAAATTTGTTGAACACGAATCTGTGTTTTACCAAATGGGTTCTATACAGATGTATGATTTAAAGTGTGAGTTGTTTGAATATAGTAGTGAGTACATAAAAACAGGAATTTCTTTGGTTGATAGATTATATTCAAATTATTCCTCAGTAATTAATAGCCATGGATTACTTACTGAAGATGGATTTGAAATAACTGATCAAAATGGATATACAATTTACTTAGAATCTTTTAATATTAAAGATCAAGATCCTTTTTCAGACAATGAATTTATCCAATCACAATCCAATATTATTCTTGACTTTACGGAAGTTGACCCCTTCAGTGAAGGAGGTAGATATTAATGTTTGGTCATTCATTCTACCATGACACTATAAAAAAATATGTAATTTTGTTTGGAACTATTTTTAACGAAATTTTTATTAATAGGCCAGATGTGGCAAAATTTCCTGACACAGGAATAGATAGAATTTTCACCATTAAAGTTCCTATTACATACGGACCAAAAGATAAAATGTTGGCTAGAGTAGAAGGTGACCTAAATTTAGATAGACCAGCTATTGTATTACCTAGAATGGCTTTTGAGTTAACTAATATAAATTATGCTTCTGAGAGAAAATTAAATACTCTTCAAAAATACGTCAGTATTGATGAGACTGATAAAAATAAATTAAAATATCAGTATGTTCAAGTTCCTTATGATTTTAATTTTACCCTGTCTATTGCTGTTAAAAACGCAGATGATGGAACGAAAATTCTAGAACAAATTCTTCCTTTTTTTACACCTAGCTGGAATTCTACAGTAGAACTTGTTCCTGAAATGAATATTAAATTGGATATTCCTATCATATTAAATTCTGTAGATTCCCAGGATACATATGAAGGAGATTTTGTAACTAGAAGAGCATTAATATGGACATTAAATTTTACTCTAAAGGGTTTTGTTTTTGGACCGGTTAAATCAAGTGAGATAATTAAAATTGCAAATACTAACTTCTTTGATTCTACGACTTATGAAAATATTAATGATTCCGTTTCTAACTTGGATTCAGTTTCAACGGTTACCGTTAAACCAGGATTACTACCAAATAATATTCCAACATCTGTTGATTCTTTCCTTAATGTTCCATTGGATGACATAAATGCAAACAACGACTATGGATTCATCATCCAAAAAAACTGATATTATTGCTGACACTTTAGATCTTATTCCTTTAGATCAATCAGTTCAGAAAAAGGATAATATAGATAGTGACTTTGAGTATGCTAGAGGTAGCATGATTAGTGTTATTGAAAAAGGACAAGAAGCTCTTAATGATATGCTTGATGTAGCTCAAAGATCTCAACATCCACGAGGTTATGAAGTTGTTGCAACTTTAATTAATACTATATCAAACGCAAATAAAGATTTATTAGAACTATCCAAAAGAAAAAAAGATTTACAACAATTTAAGGATGGACCATCTACTGTAAATAACAATCTCTACATTGGATCCACAGCAGATTTACTGAAATTATTAAAGAAACCCAATGAATGATGGTTATCTTGGTAATACCAAATTAAAAAAACCTAATGTAAGACATCAATATACTCCTGATCAGATAGAAGAGTATATTAAATGTTCTGAAGAAGAAGCATATTTTGTTAGAACTTATGTCAAAATTGTTCATGTAGATAAAGGGATAGTTGCCTTCGATCTTTGGCCATTTCAAGAAAGTTTTATTACAACTGCTATTAATGAACGATTTGTTGTTGCTAAAATGCCACGTCAAGTTGGTAAAACCACAACAATAGCTGCTTTAATTCTTCATATGATATTGTTTACAGAAAATTACAACGTCGCTATTCTCGCTAACAAAGAACGACAATCAAAAGAAATACTAGCTAGAATTAAATTAGCTTATGAAAATTTACCTAGATGGATGCAGCAAGGTATCGTTGAGTGGAATAAAGGCAACATAGAATTAGAAAATGGGTCTAAAGTTTTAGCAAGTTCTACAACTTCCAGTGCGATACGAGGTGGATCTTTCAATCTCGTTTATCTAGATGAATTTGCATTTGTTCCTGATAATATACAGGAAGAATTTTTTAAATCTGTTTATCCAACAATATCTTCTGGCCAAACCACTAAAATTTTAGTCACATCCACCCCCAATGGTTTAAATATGTTTTATAAATTGTGGGTTGATAGTGAGGAGGGTAGAAATAATTTTAAGAGAGTTTCTGTACATTGGAGTGATGTACCAGGTAGAGATGAAGTATGGAAAGAAGAAACTATAAAAAATACATCGCAGGATCAATTCAATCAAGAATTTGAATGTGAGTTTTTAGGATCCTCTAATACACTAATATCTCCAAATGCAATAAGGAGAATGGTATTTAAAACACCAATAAAATCATCGGAGCAGGGCCTTAGGATATATTCAGATCCTGTGCCTAATGGATTATATACAATGGTAGTTGATACGTCAAGAGGTAAAGGTCTAGATTATTCAGCTTTTATAGTTGTCGATGTATCACAAGTACCTTATAAGACTGTAGCTACTTTTAGAAATAATGAGATTCCTTCTATAATCTATCCTACTGCAGTGGAACAAACTGCAAAATATTTTAATAATGCTCAGGTATTAATTGAAACTAATGATGTTGGCCAACAAGTAGCAGATATTCTTAGAGATGATTTAGAATATGATAATATAATTTACACAACGTCAGATACCAAAAACGGTCAAATTATTACTGCTGGTTTTGGAGGTGTTAGATCACCAGGAGTAAAAACTTCTAAACAAGTTAAAAGAATAGGATGTCAAGTTTTTAAAACTTTAATTGAAAGCGAAAAATTAATTATTAATGACTACTACACCATACAAGAAATTTCAAGATTTGCACTGAGAGGTAAATCTTATGAAGCTGAAGATGGAAATGATGATTTAGTTATGTGTCATATTCTATTTGCTTGGATGAGTACTCAACCATATTTTAGAGAGCTTACAAATATAGATTTAAGAATAAAACTATATAATGAACAACAAAAAATGATTGAAGAAAATATGCTACCTTTTGGTTTGATTAATGAAGGAGAGAGACCAGTACAAGAATTAGAAGTTATAGATTTAGAAAATATGTCCTTTGAACAATGGATGAGATCGTAAAATCCCTGATTTATAAATAGTTTGTAACCGTTCTTGTATAAATAAAATTCATTTTTGGGAGATGAATATGCCTTTTCAAGTTAGTCCAGGCGTAAATGTATCAGAAATTGACCTGACTACGGTAGTTCCTGCAGTATCTACAACAGAAGGTGCCATTGCTGGTGTTTTTCGTTGGGGACCTGTAGGTACCAGAGTTCTTGTTGACTCAGAAACAAACTTAGTCAATAGATTTGGAAGACCTACTACTTTTAATGCTGAAACATTTTTTACTGCTGCAAATTTTCTTTCTTACGGCAATAAATTATATGTTGTACGTGTTGCCAATACTTCTGGTAATGCTGATTCTGCCGGAATTGTTTCCTTCTCATCCATAGCTAATACAGGTCCTATTTCTAATACTCAACTACAACAAGCAATTGTAGCAAACGAAAATGAATATGACTCTGCTACTTTTAATGCTAATGTATTTTTTGTTGCAAAATATCCTGGTACAATAGGTAACTCGTTAAAGATTTCAGTTTGTGAAAATCCAAGCCAGTTCAGTTCAAATGCTGCTTTGAATAATGGAAATGCTAACATAGCACCTGGTACGATCACAGCTCAAGTAGGAAATAATGTCTTAAGAGTATCACTTTCTAATACTGCAACTGGAACACTTGTAGAAGCTAACACTCAAGCTAATACTTTAATTAATTCACTATCTGTAGGGGATCAAATTAAGATTGGTAATACTAGTATTGGTGAGCAGTTCATGAAAGTAGTTAATTTCGACACAACTCCAATTTCTAATGCCACTCATAGATATTTTGATATTACTTGTGAAAGCATATACCAACTTTCAACAAATTTTTCCGGAAACACTTTACCAAGACTTTGGGAATATTATAACTTTGTTGATGGTGCACCTGGAAAATCAAATTATGTAAACAGTTTTGGCAATACGAGTGCAAATGATGAACTCCATATTGTTGTTTCGGATCAGGATGGATTGATATCAGGAGTACCAGGAACAATACTTGAGGTATTTCAAAGATTGTCTAGAGCCATTGATGCAAAATCTGAAGATGGTGCTTCAATCTATGTAAAAAATGTTTTAAATAACAATTCCTTGTTCGTATATTGGGCTAATTCAAGAGCTGGAGCCCCTGTATCAAATTCTGGAACTATTGCAAGCTCTTCTAATCCTAGACCTCATACTTTAAGTTTTAATTCTGGTACTGATGGAGGAGATGAATCCAACGTAGATATTGGTACTTTGTTGGGAGGTTATGATAGGTTTTTATCAGCAGAGGATGTCGACATTTCCTTAGTTTTAACTGGTAAATCTAGGGGAGGAACTAATGGTGAACAGGTTGGTAATTATATAATAGATAATATTGCAGAGTCTAGGAAAGATTGTGTTGTGTTTATTTCCCCAGAAAAAGCAGATGTAGTATCTAATCCAGGAAGAGAAAGTAGTGACGTTGTAACATTCAGAAATAGTCTAAGAACTACTTCTTATGCGGTGTTAGATTCTGGATATAAATATCAGTATGATAAGTATAATGATATTTATAGATGGATTCCGTTAAACGGAGATATAGCTGGTCTTTGCGTAAGAACAGACGATACTAGAGATCCATGGTTCTCTCCTGCTGGTTATAACAGAGGACAAGTTAAAAATATTATTAAACTTGCATATAATCCCACCAAAGCTCATAGGGATATTTTATACAAAAGTGGTGTGAACCCCGTAGTAACATTTCCTGGTCAAGGTACAGTTCTGTTTGGTGATAAAACTTTATTGGCTAAACCAAGCGCTTTTGATAGAATAAATGTTCGTAGATTGTTTATTGTCCTTGAAAAAGCTATAGCAACAGCAGCCAAGTTTACATTATTTGAGTTTAATGATGATTTCACCAGAGCTCAATTCAGAAATTTAGTCGAACCATTTTTAAGGGATGTGCAAGGACGTCGTGGGATATACGATTTTAAGGTTGTATGTGACGGATCTAACAACACAGGTGAAGTGATAGATAGAAATGAATTCGTGGGTGATATTTACATAAAGCCAGCAAAATCAATAAATTTCATTCAGCTGAATTTTGTTGCAGTTAGAACTGGTGTTGAGTTCTCCGAAGTTGTCGGTCAGTTTTAATCGATAAATAAATTAAAGGAGAATACAAATGGCTTTTAATGTAAACGAAATCAGAAGTCAATTAACTTTTGGAGGAGCAAGACAATCTCTCTTCCAAGTCCAGTTTACTAATCCTGCAAATAGTGTAGCTGATTTAAAACTTCCTTTTTTATGCAAGGCATCGCAAATCCCAGCATCAACCATAGGGTTGATTGAAGTTCCTTACTTTGGTCGAAAAGTAAGGCTAGCTGGTGATAGAGTGTTTGCTGATTGGTCAGTTACTGTAATCAATGACGAAGATTTCTTAATTAGAAATGCTTTAGAAGAATGGTCGTCTAATATTAATTCTCATCAGGGTAATTTGAGAGGATTTGGAGCAGCAAGTCCACTTCTGTATAAATCTACAGCAGAAGTAACACAGTTTTCAAAGACTGGTGCAGTTATCAGAGTATATAAGTTTAATGGAATATTTCCAACAGAGATTTCTCCTATTGAAATGTCTTGGGAATCTGTTGATGCTATAGAAGAGTTTAATGTTACTTTCCAATATGATTGGTGGGAAGTTTCTGGTGGTATTACTGGTCAAGCTGGTACTACTACTTAATTTGAATATTGAATATGGAGGAGTGAAAGCTCCTCCATATATGGAGTAAACATGGCAGAATTATTCGGGTTTGAGATTCGTCGTAAAGGGCAATCTCAATCTCAAGAAGAAGATAAACTACAAACATTTACACCCAAGCCTGAAGATGATGGTGCTCTTGTTGTTGCATCAGGTGGTGCTTATGGAACATATGTAGATTTAGAAGGTTCAGCTAGAACAGAAGCCGAATTAGTAACCAAATATAGAGACATGTTACAGCACTCAGAAGTAGAGAATGCTGTGGATGATGTCGTCAATGAAGCCATTATTGTAGAAAAAGGTGTTAAAACAGTTGAAATTAATTTAGATCAAGTAAAGATTTCAGCTAATATTAAAAAACTTATAATTGATGAATTCGATATAATTTTAAAACTTTTAAATTTTAATTCACAGCCTTATGAAGTATTTAAAAATTGGTATGTTGATGGTAGATGTTATTATCATGTTGTTATTGATATTAATGATCTCAAGGGTGGTATTAAAGAATTAAGACTTATCGATCCAAGAAAGATCAGAAAAGTCAGAGAGGTCAAAAAAAAGAAAGATCAAACTATTAGAGATGGAGTTACTTTAACTAAGACTGTTAATGAATATTTTGTTTATAATGACAAAGGGTTTGCATCTCTTAATAACTCCTTATCTCAAACTGTTGGAGCACAAGGTTTAAAAATTGCTAAAGATTCTATAATTCATTGTACATCTGGATTACTTGATACTAACTCAACTTTAGTTCTTTCCCATCTTCATAAAGCTATCAAGCCTTTGAATCAATTAAGAGCACTAGAAGATGCTACAGTAATCTACAGAATTTCAAGAGCTCCTGAAAGAAGAATATTTTATATTGATGTTGGTAATTTACCCAAGATGAAAGCCGAACAATATCTTAGAGATATGATGGTTCGACATAAAAATAAGCTTGTCTATGATTCTTCTACTGGAGAAATTAGAGATGATAGAAAGTTTATGACGATGTTAGAAGATTATTGGTTACCTAGAAGAGAGGGCAATAGGGGAACAGAGATTACTACACTACCTGCTGGACAAAATTTGGGTGAAATGGAAGACGTGCTATATTTCCAAAAAAAGTTATATAGATCTTTATTAGTTCCCGAGACTAGGATAAATCAAGATGCAACCTTTAGTATGGGAAGAGAAACTGAAATAACTAGAGAAGAAATTAAATTTTCTAAATTTGTTGACAGACTAAGAACTAAATTTTGTCAATTATTTTTAAAATCGTTGGAAAAGCAATTAATATTGAAACAAGTTCTTACAATAGATGATTGGAGAGAAATAAGTTCTTCCATTACCTTTGATTTTGCAAGAGATAATTATTTTGCTCAACTTAAAGAAATGCAGATTCTTAACGAAAGGATGTCAGCTATTACTAATATTCAACCTGTAATAGGTAAATATTTTTCTAATACATGGGTTCGTAAAAATATTTTATTACAAACAGAAGAGGGTATGGAATCTATGGATAAGGAAATAGCAGAGGAAGAAACTATTCCTCAATATCAGAATCAAGATGAAACTACAAATGTTAATCCTCCTAGCCCTTTAAATGGTCAAAGACCTCCTCCCACAGCACAATAACATAATATAAATATTTGGAGTAAATATGTCTACTGATAACACACCTTATTATGAAATCATAGATTTTGCAGCTAACGAAAAACCGGTTGATTTTGTAAATAAATTCAATGAGTTAATGTTCAAGAAAGCTTATGATGCAGTTGAGAAGTATAAACAGGACATAGCAAATAATTATTTCAGTATTCAACCTGAAGAAAAAGAAGAGGAAATCTCTGATGAAGACGCTTAAACAAATTTTCGGAGAAGTTTACGGTCCTGATACTAAGGATGGTAAAGCATTCGTCCAAAAACACGTAACGGTAAAAACAGATGATGCCAATGGTAATGGTGACGATGTTTTTCAAGCTACCAAGGTTAAAACAGCAAAACGAAAAGAAGAACGACATGGTTACGATGGCGGAGAAGATGAGAAGGTTTACGAATCAGATGATTCTCAAGTACTTCTAGATTTCATCAACGAAGAAGAAATCAACGAGATGGAAAAGTCTATGGCATACGCTACAGGAACAAAGCGTGCTATGCAAATGACTGGAGATAAGCCTCCTCTTGAAAAATCCACCATAAAGAAAGCACATAAAATTGCAAAAGCAATGTTGAGGAAAGAAGAGCACGATCCAGAAATGTTTCAGCAATTTGTTAGTGAAAGATATGATGATCTTTCACAAGAAGATTTAGAATTAATTGAATCAATTTACAATGAAATGGATCAAGAAGATACTGAAACGTTTTTAGATTTGTTAGATAAAGGTGAATTAGATAGTTTCTTGGATCAATTAGCTCAAGTATTAGAGGATTAATATGGCAGAGGTTATTAAACTTGTTGGGTTTGAAGTTACGCTTAATGCTACAGCTAATTTGGTAGCGAATGCGGTTTTGGTAAAAATTTCTAATGCAAATTCTACAACTGCATCAGTAATAACCGTTGTTAATTCATCTGGAGCTAATACAGCAAACACAACTTTGTTACCTTTGACAGAAATTTATCTACAAAAGCCTACTGATTCTAAATTAATTAGTTCTTTAACGTCTTTAGTCACAGCAACTCCAATAGCGTTTTCTTAAGGATCAAAAATGAAGTTAATGATAGAACAAGTTGAGAACGTGAAGTTCGTCGTAGAAGAAAAAGAAGGCAGAAAAAAGTTCTACATTACAGGTCCTTTTATTCAAACTGAACAACAAAATCGTAATGGTCGTGTTTATAGGATGTCCTACATGAATAATGTTGTAGAAAAATACAACAATGATTATGTACAAACGGGACGAGCTTTAGGAGAATTAGGTCATCCAAGCGGCCCAACAATTGGTTTAGATAGAGTTTCTCATAAGATTGTTTCCTTGAAAAGAGAAGGAAATGATTTTATAGGTAAGGCTGAAATCCTTGGAACGCCAATGGGTAACATTGCTAGGAATCTTTTGGAGAGTGGTGTTCAGTTAGGGGTATCTACTAGAGGGATGGGATCGATCAAAGAGAAGAATGGGATCATGGAAGTTCAGGATGATTTCTATCTTGCTACTGCTGCTGATATTGTTGCAGATCCTTCAGCTCCTAATGCTTTTGTTCAAGGTATTATGGAGGGAGTTGAATGGATTTGGGATAACGGTTTGTTGAAGCAGCAGTCGGTAGAAAGTTATAAGAAAAATATTAAAAAAGTTTCAAGAGCTGAATACGAAGAAACTGCTATAAAAATCTTCGAACATTTCCTAAGTTCTGTAAGAAATAAATAAATTTATATATATTACATATATTTAAGGAGTTACTTTAATGGCTAAAGGAAAATCATTCGGAGACGTTGTTAAATCAGTGATCTCTGAAGAAAAGAATATAGATGAAAAGGTAGAAGTTGGTGGTGGTACTACAGGGACTTCATACAGTGTCGATTCTCATGGTGGTCAAACACCAGCTCGAACCGCTGATAAACGTAATAGTGAAGCTATGCAAAAGGTCAACGATCCCAATAACACACCTATAGAAATAACACCTTCCGATAACAATGTTAAACCTACTGGTGATAATTCTGCTTCCAATAGGTCTAGTGTTGCTGCTAAACCTAGTAGTGCATCTTCTATGAAAGAGCATATTGATGCTATTTTTAATGGAGAAGATTTATCTGAAGATTTTAGGACAAAAGCAACTACAATTTTTGAAGCAGCTGTTGCTGCTCAACTGCAAGAAGAAGTAAACAGGTTAGAAGAAGAATATCAACAGTTACTTGAACAGAGTTTCGAAAACCTTACAGAAGAATTGGTAGAAAAGATTGATCAATATATGACTTATGCTGTAGAACAGTGGATGAATGAAAATCAAGTAGCTATTGAATCTTCTTTAAAATCGGAAATAACTGAAGGTTTTATGAATGGATTAAAAACTCTCTTTTCAGAACACTATATAGAAATTCCTGAAGATAAGGTTGATGTTCTAGGTGAGATGGCAAATAAAGTTCAAGAGTTGGAAGAGAAATTAAATTCTATTATTGAAGAAAATATTCAATTGAAGACTCAACTTAGTGAGAACACTCGCGAAAAAATTATTATTGATGTATCCGAAGGCCTTGCTGCAACTCAAATCGAAAAGCTAGCAATTTTAGCCGAAGGTGTTGACTTTGATACTCCTGAAAATTTTAGAAAGAAGATGGAGATTGTCAAGGAGAACTACTTCCCTTCAGTAAATTCATTAAAGCAATTGTTTGATGAAATTGAAGAAGAAGCTTTAGCTTTAAATGAAGAGCAGACAAAGAGAATTGCGGTAGATCCATCGGTTAGTGCTTATGTTTCTGCTTTGTCAAGAACAGTAAAGAAATAAGTTTTATAAATAAAAATAACCATATAACAAGGGGAAACACAAATGTACGTAACTGAAGAACTTCAATCAAAATGGGGTCCAGTTCTTGATCACGAGGATCTTCCTTCGATTAAGGACATCCATAAGCGTAGTGTAACTGCAACTGTCTTAGAAAACACGGAGCGCGCTCTTCGCGAAGCTGGTGCTATTGCTGGTGGTCAGTTTCTTACGGAAGCCCCAGTAAACGTTGCTGGTAACATGAGCAATTTCGATCCAGTGTTGATTAGCTTAGTTCGCCGTGCAATGCCCAATCTCATGGCCTATGATGTTTGCGGCGTTCAGCCAATGACAGGTCCTACTGGTCTAATTTTTGCAATGCGTGCTAAGTATGCTAACAGCTCAGCATTGGGTGATGAGACCTT